CTCTTGCCGCTGGCGTTGAAGAAGTAGACGAGCGTAATTACACTATCTCGGACGGTACAGACTATGGCGTGTTTCAGGAACTTGGAACGTCAAAAGGCGTATCGGCAAAGCACTTCTTGGGCGGGGCTGCCGAACGTGAAGCAGAACCGTTCTTCAAAGACGTTAGAGAGACATTGGCAAAATGAGTATTCAAAGCGCATTAGACGCGGCTATTTATACAACTCTTGGCGGAACCAACACGAACGCCGGGACAGCGGTATTCCTGCAGGCCGCGCCCGATAATTATCCGTTGCCTTACGTTGTTTGGTCTTATGTAAACGAGGGCGACCGGAATGAAACGCCGCACAGGTTGAAGGATGTTGTTGTGTCAATCCTGGCTTATGCCTCAACTCCTACGGCGGCTAAAACGATAGACGCGCAGATTGACAGTAAATTGCACCTCAAAACATTGACCGTGACGGGTTGGACTAATTTCTTAACCCGTCGTGAAAATGGATACGCATTGGTTGAAACTGACTCCGCCGGAATAAAAACATGGGCGCGGGGTGCAGACTTTAGGTTCTTGTGCGACAAGTAAAGGAGTTAGAAAATGGCAGAATATACCGGTAAAGATTTAGTCGTAAGTTTTGTAAACCCCGCTGGAACGTTGACACTCGGAACGGATTACCGCTCCCTGTCAGCTTCCCCTTCCATCGGGTTGGTTGACGCGTCGGCTGGCAGTGATGCCGATAAAACCTACCTGACCACACAGAAGGACGGTAAGTATTCATGGTCAGGCGTTGCCCAAACCGGCGGCACGGCTCTTGAGGATCAGTTGCTGGAAGGCACTCAGGGAACATTGATCATCGGGCGCGAAGGTACGACCTCCGGCAAGCGGAAAGAAACCGTGCCCGTAATTTCCATGGGCGGCCAGTTCAACTATCCCTATGACGGGATTGTAGAGATTTCTTGCGAGTTCCAGAAGAACGGCGCCCGCACATTCAGCGCGTATTAGGAGCGAATAAATGGGAGACGTTATTTTAAGCACTGGCTCTATCTCAATTGACAAGAGCAAAGTCAAGCATGGCGAATGGGTGAAGTTTGCTACCGGCAAGGCCACTATTGATGAAGATGCTTTATTCATTGAAAAGGTATCCGGAATCAAAGCCGATGTACAGGACGATATGCTACAAGAGGATTACCGAATCCTTGTGAAAGCTATCGTCAAATCCATGACGGAGCCTTTAGCAGACCCAAACTCTCCAAGTCCATCTACAAAGGATTAACTCAGGATAAATCTCTACCGTGGGAATACTGGCGGTGGAAGATTGCAGAACAGTACCACTGGACGCTTGAACAAGTAGATGGACTAAGCATGGCCGATCTTGAGGAATATTTCCAGGTGCATGATGGACTGATGAAAGCAAGAACCAGCATTTTGAAGTGAGGCTGAATGGCAACTAAGGTAGCGTCGATTATTTGCGAGGTAGGATTAGACGGTAGCAAATTCCATAGCGGCGTCGGTGGAATAACCAACGGCCTTGAGAAAATAATCAAGGGCACTGCTGGCGTTGCTACTTACGCAGGGATAGCCGCCGCCGCTATAGGCGTTACTATTGCCGCACTTATGGAGTGCGAACGCGCCGCCGTTGAATCTGCAAAAGCTGATGCAAAACTACAGGCTGTTTTGGATTCTACCGGCGGGGCGGCTGGCAAAACAGCGTTAGAACTGAATGACTTATCAGAACAAATAAGTAAGGCGACCGGTCTAGACGATGAACTTGTAAAATCATCCGAGGCTGTATTGTTGACGTTCACCAAAATAAGCGGGGATATTTTCCCAGCCACGATGTTGGCCGCCGCAGATATGTCCGCTGTTTTAGGGACTGATTTACAGGGATCAATCATTCAAGTTGGTAAGGCTATGAATGATTTCTCTGGTTATACAGCACTGAAGCGGGCTGGCGTGTCGTTCACAGAAGAGCAGATAAAACAGATTGCCAACTTCAAAGCAACGAATGATTTAGCCGGGTATCAGGCGCTTGTTCTGTCAGAACTTGGTACAGAATTTGGCGGGGCTGCGGGGAAAATGAATCAGGCAGGGGATGGCGCCGAAAACCTAAAAGTGTCTCTTGGTAATGTTCAAGAAGAGATCGGACGCGGACTTATCCCACAGACGCGGGCGATGAATAAATCATTAACTGAAATAGCCGATGCTTATACTAAAGCGGTAAAATCCAGCAATGATTACAATATCGCGGTAAAAGAATTGGGGATTACGGATCGTGGGTTCTATGCCATAACCAAAGATGGAACTTATATAACCCGTGAACAAACCGCCCAAATGGTGGAGGATGCTCAAGTAGCTAAAATCGTAAAAGATACGATGGATAATTTAGCTAAAAGTCAGAATAATCTTGGTAAAGAAGTCGCTCTTACAGATGAGCAACTTAAAGAACAAGAAGAACAAGTAAAAACCCTGACAGAATATAACAAAGGATTGCTTAGTGTCACTGGGTCGATGCAATCTGCTAATGAAAGCTATGAAAAGTCTGCATCTTCTCTAGCGAAAGAACGCATAGACTTAGAAGCCGAAATGTCGCTAAAACTGGCACAAGGGTATCAAGAGAGCGGCGCTGTAATACGGGAACTTGACCAGAAGCTGTTGGATAATTCTAATGCTGCAATTGAGAATGCTAATCAACATACAATGGCTACCAGAACAATTATATTGGGGCTGTTAGAGCAAAGGCTAGCGGTTGATGGTTTAGATACAAGGGAAACAGAATTTCTATTGAAAAAGGGCATCGAATGGGGCATATATTCTGATACCGCTGTTCAGGAAATGAGAGACGCAATGGCGGAAGCTGAAAACTTATCCGCTTCTATCAATGAAATCCCTGCCAGCAAAGACATTGTAATCACTACTCATTATGTTTCTGTTGGCGGAAGAACTGGCGGGCATGAAGATACTGGTATTGGTGGTTATGCAAATGGCGGTGATTTTATAGTGCCTCCGGGATATAACCATGACAATTATCCGATAAACGTACAGTCAGGTGAACGGGTGCGAGTAACACCGGCTAATCAAGTTGGAGGCGGTCAATCTAGCAATAACATCTCTATAGATTATGACAAGTTAGCCAGAATAACAAGGGATGCAGTAATGCAGGCGATGGGATGACACAAGCAGATTGCACTATCAAGTTTTATGCTTATATATCTAGCGTGTGGACATTATTAAATGACACCGCTGGATCTGATGCCGTATCTGGTTCATGGGGTATGCGAGATAACAACCCAACAACCAGAGTAGCGTCTACTGGTTCTATTACTGTTACATTGAACAATTCAACCGGTATCTATTCTCCGAATGGCGTGAATGCTTTATCTGGTTGGAAAAAAGGCATTCCCCTAAAAATGGTAATTACATACGACGGGGAAGATAAAGAATTCCATTATTACATTTCGGATATTGACGCGAAGTCGGACAGTAAAAATAAAAAAGCGACCGTTACTGCTGTAGACTGGTTGGATTATGCGGCGCGTCATCCAATAGTAAATCCTGGTATTCAGTCAAATAAGCGCGGGGATGAATTACTCAATACACTTCTTGGGTTGATTGAAGTTGACCCTCTTGGTACAGATTTCGATACAGGTACAGAGACGTTCCCGACAGTATTTGATACAGTTACGTCTCAGACAAAAGCGTATTCAGAATTCGCAAAAGTGGCTTTATCGGAACTTGGATTTATTTACGAGAAAAAAGATGGCTCTCTTGTATTTGAGGCCTCGTCCGCTCGTCATGGTTGGCGCGAGGTAGACCAGATACCTTATGCGACCGGTGAAGCTGGTTACTTACTGAAAGAGGACGGCGGATACTTACTGAAAGAGGACGGCGGAAAGATAGCACTCAACGCCGCAACAACGCATACATTTACCGGTTCTGATATATTCGACTACGATGCACCTTATGGGAAGCACGTTATCAACAAAATGACGGTATATGCCAATCCGCGTAAATTATCGGCATCTCCCGAAGTGCTGTTCGAGCTTAACGAACCTATTGCTATTGGTTCTGGGCAGACCGTGACAATCAAAGGCACATATGCCAACCCGTCCGGTGGCCTGCCGATAAACGCGCAAGATATGATAACGCCGGTTATTACTACGGACTTTCTGGTTAATACTAAAAAAGACGGCACGGGAACTAATCTTTCTTCTGATCTTATACTAACTTCTACGCCTTACGGCA